AAAAACACGCGAGCCCACGGAGACTGACTAATGCCAGGCTTTGGTCTAATGATAGTTCTACGATATTCGTCGCCCTTCATAGCTACGTTATTTGCTAGTCGCAACGGATAGTTTTCGTAATAGATACCGGTTTCCACCTGTATCGTAACGTGTGTATTCTTAACCGGATCACCGTATTCAATGGGTTCACCAGTCTGGAAGACCCCACTGACTAATTCGACTTCAAATATTTCTTGACCGCTTTCGTTTCTAGCAGCATTGTGTTCAACGATTCGACATAATGCTCCTGAGGTTGATCCTCGTAAAAACATACCTTCTCGAAGGTCTTGTTCGAAATCAGTTCCTTTATTATTTGTTTCTAGTAATAATCTAGGTAGATAAATTTCTAATGACGGGATGCTAGTAAATCCTCGACCAGGATTTAGAATCGTGATTTCTTTGATCTTTCCGCCAATTTCAGTGACGCGGGCCTCAGCATTTGTGCCGCCGCCTCCGTTAAAAATAACAGACGCTGAACCGTATTCCTCACCTTCGTTTGTTACGATAATCTGTGTGACCTGCCATCGTACAGAAACTCTGACGCCGCCACTACCCGACCCGCCGGTTAGCTGTACGTTATCGATGTTCTCGGGCAATACAGAATATATACCGTTGTAAGTTACTCCGCTTTCTGTAATGATCTGTAATTGGGTAATACTTCCAGCAAAATCTCTAGCGATAACTCTAAGTCTTGCTGGAACAATAGACGGAGCAGTTAGTGTCAACTCATCTCCGAGCTCATAGCCGGTGCCACCGTTAACTATAGTAATGGGAGTATTTAAATCCAGACCCATTCTTGCTATAGCGGTAGCACCAGTACCACTTAGCGGTGACGGTGATAAGGAAAATAATGTACATATTTCTGTACCGTTACTGTAGGTCAGAGTCTTTTGATATGGTCCTAATTCGAATGGCGCCGAATTAATGATTTCTTCGGCTACCTCGCAGGCACGTTGTACAGTTTTAAAAGCAGTAGCTTCGGATCGACCGATTTGAGTTTGTGGAATATCTGTTCTAAAGTCTAGGCCATTTGTAGCAACATAGAGATTATAAGCACTGACAAAGGTTTTAGAATCGACATATGCTTTAGTAGCTGCTACTAGTCCACCCCAGTTAGCATCGTCAGAATCGATTGGATTCCGGGCTAGAATCAGTGGCCCAGTCATGATACCGAAATTCGGATTTTGAGCGCCATTTGCTGGATCTACAGCATCAACACCAGCAATACTTAATTTTGTATCAACGTATGCTTTGGTAGTAGCATCAGTTGGTTCAGTAGCTTCTGAAAGATTAGTAATTCTTTTAAAGTTGGAATTTAGGTTAGCTGCTAATGTTGGGTTTGAATCGTTTACTACAGCTGATGCTAACGAACTAAATTTAATCTTGCCGGGTACCGTTTGATTAATAACGATAGTGTCGTCGCCTTCTATTTCCTTGAATACAATTCTTTCATTTTCCGCATCAACTACTAGGATTTTATTTTCGTCTGAAGTATTGATAACATTCGGAGTATCGTCTAACCCAGTGAACGCTAGCGCACCTTCTTGCCCTAATACAGCATACAGTTCTCTAAAGTTTTCGTTTACTTTTCCAAACGAGTCGCGGATACTGTCACCAGTGCCGTCATTGCCTTCAATACCAATATTAATTTCTTTTCTTGCCATTTAGAAACTCCGATAAGTTACCATTCTATTGAATATTTAGCCCAAAATTCTACAAGCCGAATGTAAATACCATATGTTCTTACGTAGAGAAACTAGAATTTTAGAGTATACTAGAATCAGCAAACTTGGCAACGAACATCGTTACAGGCGAGAAAAAACTGTAGCGATGTTTCGCTGTGACAACTGCGACACGCTGTTTGAAAGAGATTTAAAACATGTTGATCATCGACGTCTCAGCAATAATTATTTTCATGTCTGTCCAAACTGTGACGCTAAAAGATTCGCTCAAAAGAAAGGGGTAGACCGAAAAGCAATATGGGACATGCCTGCCAGTTCTACCCTTCCTGTAGGTAAAAATTAGTGCTCACTTTAGAAGACCATTCCCGGGCACGACTCCGATAATCCTCTGCCCAGCAGCCGGGCATACACTAGTAACGCATAACGTCCTAAGGTAGTGTATTCTTAAACTCTAAATGATTCTCCGCATCCGCAACGATCTCGTTCATTTGGATTAACAAAGTCGAATCCTTCATTAAGTCCATTTTTAACCCAATCCATAGTGCTGCCATACAAATAGGGCCTGTGTTCTGGTGCCATGTAAATCCTTACACCGTTAATATCGTGATGCTCTATACAGTGTTCTCTGCCCTGCTCAACATCGACATACTCTAATGTATATGATAATCCCGAGCACCCTGTGGTCCGAACGCCAATTTTAATCCCTAACCCTTTGCCTCGTTTAACTAGATTTTCTTTGATTTTACAAGCAGCTAGATCTGTTACCTTGATCACGTATTTAACTCCTTGGTTTGCGCTTTTTCAAAATTCTGTAGGCATTTTTTGCTGCTATTTTTCGAATCTTCTTAGAAGCCATAATAATAACCCTTTAAAAAAATAATTGATAAATTCTTTGTGTCGGTATAATATTTACCGCTAAATAAAACCACAAGGAGATTTCGTATGTTAGGATTTTTGAAAAAGTTGTTCGGTGGTGATGCTGCTACTAACAAAGAAGCAGGTGCTCAAGTTGAACAAGTGCCTTACAAAGTTGAGGTTCCTGTAGTAACCAAAGTTGAAGCTGTAAATGCTCAACCAGTTGTTAAAGAAGCTGCTCCTGTAGCTAAACCAGCTGTAAAAAAATCAGCACCAAAAAAGCCAGCACCAAAGCAAGGTGGCCCTAAAAAGGGTGGACGAAAGCCTAAAGCTAAACCGGCTGCTTAAATTATTACAGCCGAAAAGAAAGCGGGCCTAAACCCGCTTTTCTTTTGAGTAAAATTAATTACTTCTTAGGAGTAATGAACTTGTCGAGCAAGCCTTTACCGATTTCACTTTGGGCAAGACCTTCTAGAGCCGATGCCATTCCGGTGCCGCCTTGCGAAGTAAACAAGTCACCTAGTGAACTAATACCGCTGGTTACTGAACCTGAGTTAGCAATAACTTTGATGTCTGCTTTGTCCAACGCACGAGCTTGTTCAACACCAATTGCTTGATGTGCTTCAACTTGACGGATAGTGATAAGGTATTGTTGGTAGCTTTGGTTCTCACCAATTTCCTTAGCTAGTACAATCTGCGCTTCGACTGGAGCCAACTGTAGCAACTTCTCAGCTTCAGCTTTGGCCTGACCATTGACCAGCAGGCCTTCAGCTTCACGCTTCTGTGCTTCCAGGGTACCTTCGGCAATCAACACAGTCTTTTGCTTTTCACCTTCGGCTTTGACAATCTCAGTTTGACGTTGTTCTTCAGCTTTAACGATGTTAACGTCTTTGGCAATTTCTGCTGATTTAACGTTTTCTACACGGGCCACTTCCATAGCTTTCTCTGTGGTGACTTTTTGCTGTTCCTTGATGTCCTGCTGTGCCTTTTCATTAGCAATGCCCACAGCCTTGTCTTTGTCAGCAGTCTTGATACCCACTTGCTGTTCTGCCAGCTGTCGGTTAATCTCGACTTCACGCTGGGCATCAATTTCAGCGTTCTGAGCAGCCTTCAAGTTTTCAGCAACCACGATGCGCGATTCTTTTTCGATCTCAGACTTCTTTTTGTCCATGATGTTTTGAATAACTTGACTTTCGCGGCTGTCACGAATGTCCATTAATTCGATGTTCTTAACAGTGGTCACACCCCATGCTTTGAGCTGTTCGTTAACTTCCTTAGTGAAAGCATCACCAAACTCTGAACGACCCTGCATAATTTCTTCAATGGTCTTGCTGGCAAGAATAGTACGAGCCGCACCCTGTAGAATTGAAGTCAGCTGTCCGTTAAGTTCCTGGAAACTAAACACACGTTGCGCCGAGATGTTGGAGTTCTCAATGCGGAAGAACGCTTCTAAATCCAGTACAAACGGCAGTCGACCACTGTCATATGCTTCATAGTCTTTTAGGCGTAAGCTGAACACACTGACAGGCAATTTGATCACGTTGATACCGATGATTGGAATCCAAGCCGGCCACTCGTAATAGGTGTTACCTGAGTCTTGATCTTTACCGTACGATACTGTTCGTTTAGCACTTTGAATAATATGTACTTCGTTAGTGCTAACAACACGTCGAAGAGTAATAACCCAAAACACCAAAGCTGCTACAATAGCAACGGCCACAGCTACAATAACAGTAGAAATAATTGCGAAGTCCATTGATTTTCCTTATGGAAGTTGTTGAAGTAAATGTATTATAACACGAACCCGAGTGCGTGTCAACTATTTTTAGAATACTCGTAAAGAGCAAAACTAGCCAAGTTCTTTGCCTTGGATTCGCACATGATGTCGGCCCAATCGCTATGTGTTAATGCCCAATCGTTTACTGCTGTATTCCAGTAAAAGTTTGAATGTGCTCGCATCTTAGATTTTTTATAGCCAGATTCTAATAGCGTCTGAAGATCGGGGCGTTGGTGTTCGGGATGGCCAATAAGACAGTCTTCCCGTGAAACACTATAATGTATGACAGGCCGCACACCGCGCCAACTATCAATAATCCTTTTAATACGGTCGTCAGTAGCTTCAATATATTCTCCAGATTTAATCCAATGGTGGTGGATATCCAAGACGAGAGCGCAATCGTTGACCAATTCAAGACTGTCTTCGATACCCCAAGTCATTTCGTCATTTTCTATAGTGAGGCAGTTTCGTGCCTCTGGGGTCATGCGAGCCAACGCAGCACGTATGCCATTTGGCCCCAATCTACCTGCGATGTGGACGTTGATCTTGAAATCTTGAAACGTTTTTCCGTAACCCATCCAACGAGCCATGTCCACATGATATTCAAATTCCTCTATTGAGCGATTGACGATATCTGGATTATCGCTAGCAAGCACAGTGAACTGGCCAGGATGGAAAGATAACCGAACGCCAGTCTGACGAGCTGAAGTTCCGACTCGTTCAAACTCTCTTTCGCAATAGGCTCGCACATCGGGATCCCGCCAATACCTGCCCCAAGTTGGCTCAGTGTAGACAGGAAGGATATCGCTACTGAGTCGTACCATTCTAAGATTTTCATCAAGTGTTCCTACCTTTTCAACAAGTTTACGAATTGATTCGATGTTTTGGACCATTATGCCCCAAAGCTTTTGTTCAGCAATTTCTTTAGTCTGTCTATTTAACCAGGCCACAGTAGTGCCGCCAGTGTTGTACTGTTTACAGTCGTCTTTGGGTTTGATGCCGTCTACCTGCCCAGAATGATCAATCCACTTACAGGCAAAGCCAATTTTATTCATTTTCTGGAATCTCGCTAAGGATGTCTTCGCACATTTTCAAACCGTTTTCCCAACGGGCCATCATACCGCGGAAGGCAGCAATGTTAGCACGATTGTGAAACATATCGCCCGTCCATACTGCGGCATCAATCTCGTCCATGGGACCAGCTTCTAGATCATTGTACTGCTTGGTTGTCATCTTTTGCTTTCGCTGAAATTACATTGGCGATACGGAAAGAACGCCATTCCTTTTTGTCCAAACACCAGACACTCATGACGTCTGGGTTTTCTTTTTTAACTTTAGGAACCTCGCCTTCTGCGAGAATCTTAACAGGAGCAGGGGGAATCAATTCTGTTTTCAGAGTACAAGGCATTGATCGTACTTCGCCGTTGACTTTGGTAAATTCTACCACACACTCACAGGTATGTAGCAGTTTGGATAATTGTTCACGTGTAAATGTAGTCATAGTCTTATTATACTACCTTATCAAAGAAAAGTCAATATATACACTATGCTTTTTGATTTCTACACACAATTTGGTGCCCTGAACAGCGCACCTGTTTTTCAATCTTTTAGAGAAGGACTNTTGCGCCACGGNCACCAAGCCACAACTATGTCCAAAAAAGCCGATGCTGCTGTAATATGGTCAGTGCTTTGGNATGGTAGGATGAAAACGAATCAAAGTATTTTTAATCATTATAGGATACTTAATAAACCCGTTATAGTTTTAGAAATTGGAAATCTTATCCGAGACAAGACATGGAAGATCGGAATAAACGGAATCAACAAGGGATCGTATTTTGTGCCGTTAGGGCAAGACGAATCTAGGAAACGTAAATTAGGACTAGCGGTAAAACCATGGAATCGAAACGGGAACAAGATATTAGTCTGCGGACAACATGAAATGAGTCAGCAATGGGCCAATCAACCGCCGATGAAACAGTGGGTCATTGATACTGTTAATACCCTAAGAAGATACACAGACAGGCCGATCGAGTTCAAACCACATCCTCGCTATCCGGTATCAATTAACGGAATAACACAGGCTTCTTCATTTGATCTACTAAACAGTTGGGCAGTGGTCAATCACAATTCTGGACCAGGAGTAACAGCCAGCATCGAAGGAGTACCGGCCTTTGTTGACCACACTAGTCTTGCTTCGCCGTTGGGCAATGTTGATCTTAGCCAAATAGAAAATCCGATATTGGTAAATCGAGAGCAGTGGATGAATGACCTAGTATGGACCGAATGGACCACTGAAGAAATGGACGGCAGGAATACCCCATGAGTACCTGCTACATTATCTCCAATTTTCNANTATAACTGGGTCTTAGAACTGTGTGAAGATGTGGGTATCCGTGAAATGCTAGGATAGAGCTAATCTAGTAGGTATTTTAGGATTACGAACCTCTTTGAACACACTGGTCTTTACCAAATCCCGATAACTCGTCTCTAGTACGGATCTCCCACTTGTAGCTTCGGATCCATTGTTCGGGAAAGAACACAAGATGGTGTTTTGCCTGTTCCCAAATCCAATCTTGATCTCCGTGAAACTTCTTAGTTTGAGTTAGATTTTTTTCTAAGTTATTCCAAATAGCAGAGTGTTCGTTGGCCTTCCAACGCATTACGGCACTGCCTAATTTCTTGTAACCGGGACGAAACACTCTGCCCACATCCTGTAATCCAACAAATTTATTTGGTTCAAACTCTATTAACTTGTTAATATTGTCTACAATGACCATATCGAGGTCGATATACAGAATATCGTCGCCATCTGGAAAATGACCTGTTTTAAATATGTAGGGTTTCCACCACCAACCTTCAATAGGCAACTTTGGTAAATTTACTATTTTTATATTTTGATCGATGTTAGTCGGGTCGTCCGTGAAGCAAATAAAATTATTAGGAATTGTGAGGTGTCGTTGTATCATGTTATACAACTTGTTTACATACTCGGGACCGTATTTGGTCCCGTGTTTCAAACAAATGACGTTTAGCATTAGCCTTCGTAGCTTGCTGAGTTACCAGCATGTTCGAATACTTCTACTGAACGAAGTTTCACGTACATGCCAACTGGGTATCGAGCTTCAAATGTCGCGCCGGTTGGCAGTGTGTAAACTTCACCTCGTTGATATGTTTTGAGAATCTTGTCCATTTCTTTGTAGGCAAGTTCGGCGAACTTCTCACAGCCTACACCTTCTACGATTCGAACATCACAGACACCGCCTTGATCTTGAAGACCAAGTTCAGCCATTTTCTCAAACATTGAGCGATGAGGATCATCCTCAGCAATTACCAAAGTATGATCGAACATGTATTCGCTCCACTCTTTAAATGCTTTGAGTCCACCAAAGTCCATGACCCAGTTACGGTCATCTAATGTGTGACTTTCGAAAATTAGTTTGATACCGATCGAGTATCCGTGTAACAATGAGCAATGACTGTGAGTACTGCGCCATTGTCTAAAGCAACATGATAGACCTCTATCGTTGCCGTAAGTTTTTGTTGAAAGATAATTTGCCATCTCTAGTCTCCTTAATAATGAGCAAGTTTGATGACATGCAGAGTATTTAAAGTGGGATGAACGTCATGAAAGGCCACTGTCTGTATAGTTTAACGCATTTGATTTATAAAGTCAAGGTCTTTTATAACCACATTGTCTAGTTTCCAATCTTCCGGAGTTAGCCAATCTTTATTGTTGTAAACTATGAAGTACTTATCAGGAAAAGATCTAAAGACCATTGATATCTGATATAACCAATAACTAGGGTCAACAGCTCTATAATTTTCAGCGACATAGTTGTTGGTGCCTTTGTAGATGTTGTTGACCTTGCCGTTGTCACTCCAAAGATCAAACCCGATCAACGAAATTTCATTACCTAAGATGGCTGATAACAGTACAGCATACGGGCCACTACCCCAATGAAATGGTTCATCGGATCTCTTATCTCCTAGATACGGTAAGTCTGGGACAGGCAATACAAATGAAAATTTATTAAATTGTCCAATCCAATCTTTTCTAGTATACACAGGAGTTGTACGGTTTAAGTTGAGAGCTTCTTTAACCATTCGACGATCAACACAGATTAAATGATCAACATCGTGCTCTCGACATATAGCATTACACCCGACGGTTGTATAATCGGAAAAATATTTAAAATCTATATTTTTACGGCTTTCGCCGTTGCCTATAGCTAATACTTTATCCGATGATTCCAAACGGTCTCCAATCGCCCGGCGTACCTGATCTGGTACAGACCCAACCTACTGGTTGACCTGATCTAGGATCGGTATTCCAAACAATATCCGCTTTGTATAAAAGCCTTGTGTAGGCGCATGATCATCGTAGGTATGGAGTTGGCCTTTAAATTAATAGGACCATTGACGTGTAGGTCTACTGA